TTGAGTTCGGCTTACCCGTACTCGGCGACTCCCTCAGCATCTTGATCGGCTCTTGCGATCGTAGCTTACGAAAGAAATTCCGACATTTCAGTTCGCTCTTCGCTGAGTAGGGCTGATTGCCCGGAACCAGCTTCGTCGGGTGGTAGAGAATATACCCCTTTCCCGGTAGCTTGCGATAGTCCTCTTCCATCCGCCACTTGATGTAAGCCTTTTCACCCATTTCCTTGAACTCATACCCTGCGGCGGAGACCATCAGGGAGAGCATCGGGTCATCGGCCAGAGAACAGACGGCACCCAAGTCCCGGAAGGGTCTCTCCAGCAGGCCCAGCGAAAGCATCTGCGCGACGCACTGGCCTTTGAATACGCCACAGGCTCCGGCGACGTGATCCCCGGTCTTATAGTTTTTCGGCCACTGTTTCCCGTGGTCAGAAAAGCACTTTTTCAGCTTGTTCAACTGCATTCGCATCCGGCGTTTCCAGAACGCCGAGTTGGGGTTGTACCTGCCCAGTTGACCAATTCTCGGCTTGTTCTGGAACCTCTTAACGAAGTGGGTGTCCCAGCCGGGATTGATTGGAATCAGGTCGTAGTCCATGTTCCACAAAACGTCGAAGCTGATTTTCTTCTCTTGGCAGAGCCACGTCACAGCTTCGCAGTACAGGCGAAACAGACCACCACCCCACCCGCAGTTGTTCGGCGAGGTGTAGTACAGCAGGTCGGGGTAGGCCGGTCGCATCGCTTCCTCGATCCGCTTGTTCCGATCGACGGTGACGACGATGAGAGGCTCCGGCCCTTCCGTGTAATAACGGATCGCGTCAACAGTGTCCGCGACGAATTCGGGAAATTCATGCGCACGGATGAACACTACCAAGGGATAATGCCCCGGACCCAACTTCGTCTCGATGCCATCCGTTATCGCCATCAGAATCCGTCCCCTGAAATTTGAGCCAAGTCGGTTAATGCACCCGCCGCCGGGTCAATCTCTGTGCCAATTTTTCCCTTACGCTTGTCGCCGTCTTCAACCCGAACGATAGTTGCGTCCCCCGCGTGACGCGAGCGATTCCGCTTGAAAACATCCAAGCAACCGTGTGGGCATTTCTTGAGCTTGTGTTCGGGGTGCAGGGGGCAAGGATCGTTCCGCCCCGGAACTGGAGCCTCTTCCGCCAACTTGATCGTTCGACCCTTGGCTTTTTTGTCGAATTGCCGCCTTTTCATTGACTCTTCCAAACGGAATTTTTTCCGCCTCGCGAGAACACGATTTTTCTTCTGCTCTTTCTTCGCCGCGTCATCCATCAATCAACCCCTTCCAAAAAGCTCGACGTGCCTCGCGGCGGTGATGTGTTGAGTCTGGCACGTCAACCCGAACTATCTTCTCGCCCTCGATCACAAACGTGGGTGTCTTCAAGGCGTTCGCCTCTACGCTGGCTCCGCTCTCCCGGTCAAGAATAAGCAAGCCATCAACGTCTCGACTCAGCCGCCGCAAAAACTTTTCTCGAAGCGTCCAGTCCCACACCTCAACGCGACCTTCGCCCAGCAACTCATTTGCGGCCTCAACCAGCCCATCCCGATAAGTCTCTTGCACGGACCCCGGACCCTCACCCAGCGCAAGGATGAGCTTCACAGGGCGACCGTCCGGGCTGCTCCACTCATCAACAGAGAGAATCGCCTGCAAGATATCCAGATGAGGATACGACTCCGTAGACAGCAGCAGCCGATAGTGGTCGCTGGGTGTTTTCCCTTCGCCCCGAAACTTCGGGGGCAGCCCAACCATCGGGGGTAGGTAGAGTACCGGATCAACACCCAACCGCCTCAACTCCTGCTGGCCGGAACGCGACTCAACGGCAAGGCGGATAGTCCCCTCGCGAGCGTCAGCAATCATTCGCCACCACTCAGTCAAGGGCATCAACGGATTGCGGGTAGCCTCAGTCGGGTGAGGAACCACGAAGACGGGAGAAATCTCAGGAAAGCCGATGATGACTTCGTTGTAGATTCCGCTGGTCAGTGTTCGCCGGTGGAAGACCGCAACCCTTGGGTGACTCTCCATGTAGCCTACGTTGATTTGGGTCGCGAATGTGTACTCTGAGATGAAAATACTCTGGATGTTGACGTCAGACTCATCCCCCTGTGAAGGCAGGTAGCGGGAGTCCCACCACGAAGCCGGAGAGTAATCCGCGAAGGCTTGCAGGATCGGAGACGCACGCCTCACGCGGAGAGTCCGCCAACGATTCTGTGAGAACAGGTGATCGTCTACGTTTCTCAAGGATCAACCTCCACCCGCATGTCAGCGATCTCGTCGTCTTCAGGCTCTGCCTTCAATGCGAGTTCCGCCAACTCGGTCAGGCGTATCACCTTTTCCGAAGGGGGATTGTGCTTGCCCGCTCTCGCTGACGCTGCGTGCTTCCGAGCATTGACGGACTCAGTAGGCGCGCCAATGCCGTCAGCATCTCCCGTAGCAGCGGCTTCCTGTATTTCCTTTTCTCGCCGGTCACGTACTGAAGAGAGCAGAGACATGATCCGCCGCTGGAAAAACTGATACCAGAGTTCCTGCAACGAAGCCGACGTGAAAAATGCGATAAAGACGCAAGTCGATCCGACAACCGAGACGAGAACGAACGTCCAAAACACCCGGAAGAGGGCGGACGAAATGGTAACCGTTTGCTCCCAAAACGGAACACTATGCGCAGCCAACAGCCAGTCACCCAGCACGTCGCGACACAAGTATCCAGCAAGGAACACCAGCCAGAAAAGGGCTGTTGTGAAGAGGTAACGCAAAAGGTTCAAAAGTCATCCCCCAGCAAACCGTCAGATGTGTCCAAGGGGGGAGAAGACGTCGTGTTACCCGCATTCTGCCTCGCTGGTGACGCGGAGAGGGCTTGCCCGTCGACATTCGACGTTGGACCCCCTTGACCCTCGCGAGACGGGAGATTGGACGGTGGGCGTCTCTGAGGCATAGCGCCGCTGGTCGTATTGACCGGAGTCGCATTACCCTTATGCCCCGCATCTTCCGCTTTTACCCGGAGTTCTAAGGCGAGATTAAACGCCGCTTGTGGCGTCATAACCATCTGCCAAGGTTGCGTCGGGTCATTCCCCTCAACGCGAATCCTGACGTGGCCCGGCAACTCGTCAACAAACACATCCCCAGTGACTGGCATCCTTGTACCTTCCCTAAGTTTCCTTCCTCAGTCGTTCGACCACAATTTTCTTTGCGGCCATCAATGCAGACAATCGAGCGTCCATCAGTTGCTCGACAGCCGCCTCATTCATTTGTGTCCGCTCCACTACGGTAGGCACCGGCGGGAGAGCAGCCACGATCTCGATGATTGGAAGAAACTCAAGGAACTCCCCCACGGATTCCCGTTGTCGATCCGACCACATCTTGCCCGGCATCATTACCGGCTTGTCAGGAATCCCCGGCAAGGATTTTGCCTTGCCTTGGGATTCCCTCGCTTCACGGTTCGCACGAAGAGCGGCGCTTTCCGTACTCCGTTTTTCTCGGTTGCTTGCTAACGTCTGCTGGGATGTACTGGGGCGGTTCATCCTTCCAACACCTTTCGATCTCCGTCCGCCGATTCATTCTGCGGGGTCTTCGGCTTCTCTTCCCGCTCCTCGATCGGTTGACTGCTGGTTGTCGGGTTCATCCCGCTTGTCGGTTGATCTTCCGTCAGCGAAGCGTGTTCTGTTCGGTCATCCGTCATCAGGTAACTCCTCTCTAAAAGGGCAGGCATCCACCAGCGCCGCCCTACTCGAACGGAACTGTGTGAACGTGACTTCCACAACTCTCTGACTCAAATCTGACTCAAGCTGTGGTCGCCCCTGCTTCCCCGTCTGGAGATGAGACACCAATTTGCCTAAGCCTTCAAGCCGGACTTCCTCACCGCGCGACAAAGACTCCCGTGTCGTCTGCATAACGGCACGGTACGCATCCTGCGCTTTCTCCCGGCTGACACCCAATGTTTCGGCGAGCCGGTCTACGAACTCTGCAACTTTCACTACACCCCCAGAACTGAAGGCAATACGTCCCTGATTTCTGAGGAGCGAGTCCCAGTAGAAATCACCGACTGAATCGCCTGCCCTGTACCATGAGGGAGAGACTCAAGAAGAAATTTCTTTTGGCTGGGGGTCAGGTCTTGACCTTCCAGACCAAATTGACCGCCACCCTCACCGCCCTTGGCTTCGTCGTCAGAAGCCTGCTGCATGAAGTTGTCCAGAAAACCTTCCCGGAACCCGCCGAACTTCTCCAGCAAAAACCTGAACCACGCCGTCTTGTCCAGACTTTGCACGTCAGAGACTAAACGAGTCAGACCTTCCATCGACCGCAGCCGAATGTCGTACAAGTCGGCTCGTTGAATCTCGTCAAGCGCAGAGACCGGCGTCATCTTCACCGTGAACTCGTTACCCTTGATTGTTGGATCAATACCCTTGAGGGCCATATCGATTTGCAGCATCCTCGCGTAACCGCGTGTGCAAGCAAGCTGCACAGCCTTTACGCCACGCGCCCATCGAATGTCCTGTTGCTCCAGACTCTTGCCCCGGTCGAACGCTCCGCCGTCACCGAAGCCGAAGTATTCTTTCGGTGCGCGAAGGGCTGAGAACATCCGGTTGACCAAGAATTCCACGTCGAAGATTTCACCGACGTTAGATGAGCCGGACAGCCGTTCGACTCGCGAGTTATTGCCTTCCTTCGTCGGCCAGAAAATGTCTTCGTCGTAGGCCAAAGGATTGACTTCGCCCTTCAGGATTCCAGAGTTCGGATCGTAGCTGACGTTTTTCTTGAACAGCCTTTTCCACATTTTCACGATTTGAACTTGCTGGTCCGGGGGGGCCGTGCCGACGTCGATGTAGTAGACGTCGCGGTCAGGAGCCATGCGGATGCGATACATGATCATTGCGTCTTCGACCATTCGCATCTTGCGGTACAGTCGACGCGCGGGGCGAATCCAAGCGTCACCGTAAGACACGCCGGGGTAGCGACGACCACCGACCCTCTGGAAGTGACAGAACTGCCAAGGCAGCATCATGTTTTCAGGGTCCGGGATGGGTTGCTCAGACATAGAGAACCCGGACAGGCGACCGGCTCTCTCGTAACGCCAGACGACGTGAGGCTGGACGTACTCGTGAGCAACAACTCCAACACCGCGTTGGTGGTGTAAGAACTCGAAGCAATCCCCGTACTTCGCTGTCTCCCGGATGATACCCGGAGCATGATCGTCGGCGTTGAGGCGGTCGAGAGTCGCGTTCCCCATCTCCTCAATCTGGGGGTTCGTGGACTCGATCCAGATCATGCGATCGGACATGAAGTCCCGTTGTGTGCCGTCTTCGGCAACCGCATCGAGAACGCTTGCGATCAAGTCATCTTGATCCATCTCGTCGTAGTCGCGGTACAGGTCAAGGCGTTCCTGCGAAAGCTCCAGTTGATAGCGATACCAGTCCCACGTAAACGCGGTCGGACCACCAGCGGCGTCACCACCAGCGCCTGCACCAGCAGGAATCCAAGAAGGGGGCGTCGGACGGCGGGTGTCTTGCCCGAATATCTTACTCAGGATTCCTGTCGGATTAAGCGTCAGCATGTCCATTTATCTGATCTCCGTTTGGGGGAAGCCTAGACCAATTTTCCTGCACTGGCAGCCGTCGCCATCGCGCCTGTCTCTTCCAGACGTTCCTGCAAACTTTTCACGGGTTCGGGCGTAATCATCTGACCGCCAGAATGTGCTTGGATTGTCTTGTCTGTTCCTATCGCTTCCGTGAGTTGAGCGACCACCCCCGCAACGGCGTCAGAACAGTCTTTCGATCCGCCCTGTGGGTGATCAACTTTTTTCTTCACCACATCATGAATCAACTTCGCAAGCTCGTCGAAGAACGGAGGGTAATCATACGTGGACAGTCGACCCTCATAAAGCGTGGATCGCAGAACGATGTAAGCCTCGTCGGTACGGTCCACAGAAAAATGAGGAGATTCAAACCCCAACTTTGTCAAAATCTGTCGAGAGTGAGTGGACTGAAAACGGTCAAAACTCACTCGTTTGATAGGGTATCCGCATTCACCGAACAGGTACAGCACGAAATCGATGATCTTGGAGAAGTCAATCTCTCCCTCAGAGGGGGCCAACAGCCTCAATTTGAAGTCGATAGTGATTCGGGGGTTGGACCCGACAATGTCAGAAACGTGACCCATCGCGATACCCGCAGCGTCTTGAGACTCCGCAAGGTCAACGTGGATGAACCGGGGAGCGGTCGGGTTGAGGCGGGGCCGGGGAAACGACTGATTGATCTGAATGACCTGCTCAGGCAAAAAGAACCTCGAAATTGGAATGTCATCCAGATGTGAAATCGGGAACTGCTGAGCCGTAAACGGATGGAAGAGTTTCGGGTCAATGGCTGCCTTCAACGACTCCCGCTGCCGAATGAGTGGGGCCACAGCGATATTTGCAACACCCGCGATATCCCGCAGCGCACCTTCAATGTCTCGTTCAAACTCGTCTAAGTGTTCAACAGGTGGGGAGACAACAGCGGCGTCAGCCCTCGCGTCTCGTGGTGACTCAATGATCTTGCTGGGGTGCATGAAGTCGCCGACTTCAACGAAGAACCGTTTCCCGGAGTAACCCATCACCTCAGCTTTGACTTCCCAAAGCGAGTAGTCACTGACGTGGACGTGAGGGGCGTCAGCGTACTCCTGCATGTGAAGTTCGAGCCAACTCGACTCTGCGTTCCGGGATGAAATCAGGATCATCAGACCGGGTGTCAGGCCCTTGAACTGGAACCGAGACTCAAGACGCCGAAGTGATGCAGTGTAAAGTTCCTGCGCTTGAGACACCTTGGCCGAGAGAGCAGACGTCCGAGTCGCGGTGCCGCTTTTCTCAACCTCTTTCATGAAGTTGACTTCGTCCATCAACAGGCAAAGCAAGTTGAGGCCGAGCGCGTGTAATTCCGTCGAACCCGCGATGACCGATACGCGATTTGGGAACTCAAGCGTGTCAGCGGCTGACGGCGAGCGATGCTTCGGTCGCGGGAAGTTGTCTTTGAAAAACGGAATGCCATCAATCATCA